GACAAGCCGTACCTGTTCCAGTCGTTGATCCTGGGCAGATCGCTTTGGTCGAAACAGGTAGCGGTCTGCGAGGCGGTGGCGAGGAGCCCGATCACGCTGGTCCCGGCGGGCCGGGCGGTGGGCAAGAGCTATCTCCTGGCCGGGCTGGTGCTCTGGTGGCTCTACACGCGGCCGCGCACCTCGCAGGTGATCACGACGGGCCCCGACCACCGGCAAGTGGTGTCGGTCTTGTGGAAGGAGATCCGGCGGGCGCTGGCGCAGGCCAGGGCACCGCTGGGCCATGACCACTTGACCGAGGGTTACGGCTCGCCGCAACGCTTGCTCGTGCGGCACGGGACGGAGTGGGGGGCGCTCGGGTTTGCTGGGCGCACGTCGGAATCGTTCAGCGGCCAGCACGCGCCCGACCTGCTCGTGATCGTCGATGAGGCATCGGGCATTACCCCCGAGATCTGGACCAGCATCCACGGCCTGGCCGCCACGCGGCTGGTCGTCTCGGGGAACCCGATCCGCTATGACTGCCACTTCCGCGAGCTCAACGACCTGGCCGAGAAGGGGAGCGAGTCGATAGCGACTGTCCCCATCAGCTCACTCGACCATCCGCATGCCGAGCTCGAAACGTCACCCATCGGCGCCGTGTGCAAGAGTTTCCTCCGCATCGAAAGCGAGATCCACGGTGAAGATAGCCCGTGGTGGCGATCCAATATCCTCGGCCTCTTCCCTGGCGCCGAGTCGGTCCGCTTCATCCCGCTCGGCTGGCTCGACGCCTGCACCCGCGTTGACATATCGCTCGATGCACTCTGGGCCGATTACCCTGCGGGGACGCCTTGTATCGGTTGCGATATTGGCGGCGGTGTTGGCGCCGATCGAAGTGTCGTTGTTGTGCGGGATCGCAAGCGATTGCTCGAAGTATTTGCGTCCGACTCGCACGGCGTGCTCGACGACGCCCGCGAGCGGCTCGAACCGGTCGTGGTGTCGCTGGCACGGAAGTACGGCGTGCCGGGGGAACGGGTGGTCTACGACCAGGCCGGGCTCGGCAGGAACTTCGGCAGCTACCTTGCCCGCCACGGCCTCGACGGGGCGGTAGGCTCCTTCGGGGCGGGCCGCGGTGGGCCGTACTACGTCAACCGCCGCACGGCCAATGCCTTCGCCCTCAAGCGGCGGCTCGACCCGCACCGCGAAAACCACGTCCCGTTCTATTGCGGCGGGATCGCCGAATGGCCGCGGCTGCGGGAGGAGCTGGCCGAGCTGCGGTCGCCCGTGATGGAAGTGGACGAAGGCCAGGTCAAGCAGAAATTGGAAGACAAGTCGGAACTCATGGCGCGGCTCAAGCGGTCGCCGGACCTGCTGGACGCGCTGCTGCTGACGTTCACGTTCACCGATTGAGGCATCATGTTCCAGGTCCTCGACCTGTTCAGCGGCATCGGCGGCTTCAGCCTGGGGCTGGAGCGGGCCGGCATGGAGACGGTGGCTTTCTGCGAATGTGCGGGCCGGAAGAGCTGCAAAGATAAACCCACGGTGGGCCGAGGCCTTCATGGGGTATCCGCCCGGATGGACCGAATTGGAGTCCTCGGCAACGCCGTCGTCCCGCTGATCCCCGAACTGATCGGCCGCTTCATCGTCGAATGCACAGCTTCTCTCTCTGAGGCAATCTGACCCCGAGGTATCCATGCCCGACCCGACCGACACCCCGAAGACGTTCAACGACCTCCTGACCGCCATCGCCGAGGACAACTTTGCGATCACGAGCGACGGAGCCGACATCGCCAAGGCAACGGCCGACCTCAACAATGCCCAGAGCAAGCTCGCGGCCGACAAGGACGCGCTCGACAAGGACGAGGCCGCCGCCGGCTCCGCGGTCACCAGCACGGCCCGGTTCGTCGTCAACCCCGACGGCAGCGCCACGGTATACGAGAGCGACGGCCAGGGCGGGTTTGTGATCAAGACGGCCCTACCGGCCGATGCGCCACTGAGCTGACCTGGAAGTCAAATTTCACTTCCACCGGGGGAGGGCGCCGCGATGGACCGATCCGCCGTGCAAGCCGTGGTCGTGGCCCATCTCCCCCGGCTCTCACAGCAGCTCGGCCTGAGCTCGTGGGAGATCACCATCGGGTATGAGACCCGCGGCGGCGATGGCGACGGCAGTTTGCAGCGGGGCGAGTGCACGCGACTGCTGGACTATCACTCGGCTGCGATCACGCTTAACCCCGAGGCGTTCGCCGATGAGGAGGGCGTGCTCGCCACGCTCCGGCACGAGCTGTTCCATTGCGTGCTCAGCCCGTTCGACCTCTACCTGGGCGCGGTGGAGCGGTCATGCTCCGAGACTCCCGCAGGCCTGCTCACCCGGATCTGGGAATATTCGGTGGAGCGGACGGTGGCGGCGCTGGAGCGGATGTATCAGGGGCTGATATCGCCGGGTGATATCATTTGACGTGGGCCCAGCATTTCCGCTTCACCATCATCCGGGCCGTACTCTTGGGTATGATTAGCCTCGATTCGATCTCGCGGTAAGACATCCCGGACGCATACAGTTCCCGGACCAATCTCACTTCGTCCTCCGTGTAGAGAGAATTCTTGTTGTCCTCTCCGAAGACCCCGTTATTGCGTCCTATCATGACCGCCCCACGGGGGGCCCAGCGGAGATTGTCGAGGCGGCAATTCTCCTGGCTCCCGTCCGGGTAATGGAGTGGCATGCAACCGAGTGGCCTTGGTTCACCCCAGGCCCGCAGGACGGCGGCTGCAAGGGTGAAGGATTTACTTCCCTTCGCGCCATCCCTGATTCTCACCATCACCGTGCCGCCCTTCGTGCGATATAGGTTTACGGGCACCCATTTCTTCGACGTCCTGTTGAATCGCCAGGCATTCCCGAGTCGATCGACCCGCACGAACGGGCAATCGGGAACCTCGGCAGTGTCGGCTGGCGGCGAATAAGAACCTTTCGAGATTTGGCGCCTGGCCATGCCCAGCTATCTCCCCAATGACGTCCGCGCCTATCCTGGGGATGAGACCCCCGACCTCGACAGCATACTGCGCGAGGTCAAGCAGGGCTGCGCCTCCCACGAACGGAGTTTGGTCAAGGCCCGCGAGCTCCAGGACTGGTACGACGGTGAGTCGGAGAAGTACATCGCGTTCCGTCCCGCCGAGGACGCGCTCAGTTGGCTCACCCGGCCCAAGCGGGTCAGCTTTATCACCCGCCAGGTCGTCAACAAGCTGACCAGCCACCTCTACAAGCCCGGCCCCCGCCATCGCCGGATCACCGCCGACGAGGTCCTCGACGCATGGTATAACCGCGTCGCCCAGGACATCCATCTGAACGGCCTGATGCAGCAGGCCGACCGGCTCGCCACCCTGCACGGACTCTGCATGATCGGGATCTACCCGACCGGCGTCCCGGCCCGGCCGATCAACTACCACCTCTTCCCCCGGCAAGACTTCTGCTTCTGGGCCAGCCCCGACGACCCGCGCATCCCCACGGCCGTCTGCACGATCACGCTGGTCGACCGCGACACGACCCGCTACCGGCTCTGGACGGCGACGCACTACTACACGTTCTTCAAGGGCAAATCCTGGGGCTACACCCCCGGCGGCTGGAACGTCGCCCGGTTCGACCCGGCATCCTCGGGCCCGCATCCCTACGGCGTGCTGCCGTTCTGCTTCGTGACGCACGAGCTGCCGACCACGGCGCTCGAAACACCCGGACTCGGCAAGCTCCTGGCGAAGGTCAACCGGGCCCTGAACATCGACAAGTCGAACCTCGCCCTCTGGGTCCATCACTATGCCCGGCCGCTGGGGTTCGTCTCGGGCGTCGGCCCGGAGTGGCGGCCCCGGTTCGTGGAAGGGGGCTTCGTCCCGCTGGTCGTGCGCCACGACTCGACGGAGGCGGCGCCCGTCGTCCCCGAGGCCCGCTACCTGGAGTCGTCGATCGACATCGCCGCGCTGCGGGACTACATCCGCGGCGAGGCAAACGCGGCCTTGAAGGAGCTCGACATCCCGATCTCGCTCGAAGCGTCGGCCGATGGCGGCGGAGGCGCCAAGCTCGCTTCGGGCATATCGATCGCGGCGCAGGACGCCGACCTGTTGGCCTACTCCAAGGGCCGCCAGCCGCTCTACGAGATGCATGAGACGCACCTGGCCCAGCTCATCACTCGGATCGCCGCGACGCCCCAGGCGGGCTTACAGAGCCTTTCCGCGAGCCTCCAGCAATTCGCGGCCGATCCCAGCTTGCGCGTGGCCTGGCCCGAGCCGGCGATCGACCTGCCCGGCCCCGACCGCGACAACGGGGACCTCTTTGAGCTGACCTACGACCTGACCGACCCGATCGAGCTCCTGATGCGGCGCCAGGGATTGACCGAGGCCGAGGCGATCGAAGCCTATCGCGGCGTGCAGCGCCGAAAGCAGGTCGCGGCGGCACTCGCTGCCGACCCGGCGGCGGACCTGGCCGAGCTGGCTGCGCCCGACGAGTCAGGAGGGGACGAGGCGCAGGCGGCGGTGGACGCGATCGGCGGCGGGGATGAGTACGGCGAGGGCTACGGCGCGACCGACATGGGCGTGCCTGGGGGCGATCCGACGGTAGCGAAGGGCGATGTGATTCCGGGCGTGTCGGTCACCGTGGCGGTCGATCCGTCGATGCCGATCCCGGCGGCGCCGCTGATCCTGCCGGCGACCCCGGGGTATGGGAGCTGGGGGACGGAGACCTGAGTAGCTCGGCCAGTGTGTCCCGGAGCGATTCGGCCTGCATTTGCGTGAGCCTGAGCGCGCGGAATGGTGCGCCGTGCCACACGGACCAGAAGATGTCGAACGAATCGGGCTCGGTCTCGGACTTCTCGGCGTGGATGTGCACGGCCTGGACTGCGGCCATATCGGCTCCTAGGGAGAGATCGCCCCGCCGGGAGGAGGGCTCGGCGGGGCGCGGTTTCAGTGGCGGACGGCGCGCTTGGCCGGCTTGCGGCCGGGCGTGCGCACGGCGCCGAGTGTCTCGGAGGAGCTCGACCCGCCCGTCATCGTCCCCCCGCACGCCGCGAGCAATTGCGACGTGAAGGTCGGCACCTGGGCGATCGGGAGCTGAATGTAGGTCGAGCCCTGCCGCGCAATGACGTAGTTGCTCTCGCGGACGAAGGTCCAATTGCTCGATGTGGCTGCTGCCATTTTCCGAAGTCCTTTCGATGCTTCTCCCCGACCGAAGTCCTGACCACATCAGGAACAATCCAGCCGTGGCTGACGAGATCCTACGCGCAAACGTCATCCGCGTCGAGAGGATCGGCTCGACGCTCGCGGGTCTGCCGCTCTGGCTGGCGAGGATCGGCCCCGACGAGGGACTGGGCGCGACGGCCTGCTCGACGTCCCCCGAGGCGGCCGTGCGTACGCTGATGGAGCGCCTGGAGGAAGTCACCTGGCCGTGGGATGAGACGTGGAAGGATCGGCCGAGCAATGGGTGAGTACTGGCGGCGGCTGCTGGCCTGCGAGCGCCGCACCGAGCACTTCTTGCGGCTGATCACCGAGCTCAAGCGGCAAGTCGCGGTATTGCAGCAGCAGCTCAGGGATCTGCGGGGGAACGTGTAATCGTCGGGATGCGATGCGCCAGCGCATCGCGCAATCCCTCCTCCTCGTCTTCGGTGGCGGCACGAAGGCCCATGTCGGCGGTGAAGGCCAGATAGGCTGAGCAGCCGGCGCACCGGGTGTAATTCCCGGGCTGGAGGGTGAAGGCGGGGGCGTCCAGCGTGATCGCGGCGCCGCAAGCCGGGCAGACGGATTCGTAGGTCATCGTCGAGCACCTCCCGGGACATTATAGCATGGATCTGGACGCGATCGGGCCCCTCGAAGCCCGGCTCCTGGCGCTGGAGCGCCGCAACGCGCGGATCGGCGACGACCTGGAGACGCTCAGGCGGCTGGAGGTCGCGCTCTGGCAAGAGATCTGGGACAGTTGGGGCGATGTCCACGGCCGGGTCATGACGCCTGCCCCGACGCCCACGCCCACGCCGACCTGCACAGCAACGGTCTCAGGGACGCTCAAGGGCTGCAACAACATCGTGCTCAGCGGCGAGTCGGTCGTGATCCACGATCATGGTAGCGGCACGGTGCTAACGACCATCACGACGAGCGGAGGGTCGATCTCGGGGACGCTCTCGATCACCAGCCCCTCTGAGACGGTGGACGTGGACACGATGGTCAGCGGGTTCAATAGCACGAGCATGCTCAAGACCTTCTCGTGTGGCTCCAACGGCCTGGGGACGATCACGCTGACGGCGGACGCCTCACACGTCTGTTTCACGGGCTGCGCCTACCCGGTCTCGACCAGTATCACGGTGACCTCGAACCTCTATGGGGCCTTCACGGCGACCTGGAACTCGGGGAGCTCGTCGTGGATCGCGAGCGTGACGGTGAACTATCCCGGCCGGACCGGGCCGAACTGTACTGCCGTCAATAACATCCCGATCACCTGGAGCCTGACCAACGGCGGGACGTGCAGCGAGCACTATGTGAGCCCCGCGGGCGTGGGCGGCTGCCCGGGGACGACCGGGACCGGCAACAACCACACGGGCACGCTCACCAGCTCGGCCTGCCCGCCCAGCTTCAGCCGGACCTACACAATGGTCAGCCTGACCAACTACTCGGGCGGCGCACACACCCTGACCTGGACCGACCCCTGAGCCATCACGCTCTGGCCCATGTCGCCGGCACTGTCCTCGGCCTCCTGGCCGTGGGGCTGATCCTGATCGGCGCCCTGATCGCCGCCTGCACAGAGAGAGACTGACGACCATGCCCGTACCGAAGCAGTGGGAGCATCTCTGGGGCGAGATCTACGGCCACGCCCTGAACAGCGGCAAGTCGAAGGATGAGGCCCGGCGGATCGCCGACCAGGCCATCAAGGACAAGGAAGCCGGCAAGTCAGACCGCACGAGGAAAGGCAAGCTGTGACCGTCGCCCTGGCCATGATCGTCCGCGATGAGGAAGCCGACCTGCCCGCCTGCCTGGATTCGGTGCGCGGCTTCTTCGACGAGATCGTGATCGTGGACACCGGCTCGACCGACCACACGATCCGGCTCGCCCGCAAGTTCGGGGCGCGGGTCTATCGCTTCCCCTGGTGCGACGACTTCTCCGTGGCCCGGAACTATGGCCTGGAGTGCGTCCTCTCGGATTACGTGTTCCGCATGGACGCCGATGATCGGCTCCCCAAGGGGCAGCGGAAGCGGATGGAGCGATTGCTGACGACACTCGGCGACGGGCCGCCCAAGGCCTGCGCGTTCCGGGTGCACTCGAAGGAAGAGAGCGGCCTGGAGTCGACCGGCGATGAGTGGCGCTTGTGGCCGCATGGCCCGGGGCGGCGGTTCCGGGGGCGCATCCACGAGCGAATACCGGTCGAGGAGTTCGGCTGCCGGCTGGAGATGACGACGGTCCACCTGGAGCATGTCGGCTATGCGAGCGAGGCGGACATCCAGCGGAAGCTGGAGCGCAATTGTCGGATTTCCGAGCTGGAGATCGCAGCCGGTCCGGTCGATCCCTTCACGCTGTTCGACTACGCGCGAACCTTGAAGGCACTCAACAGGCGGGCGGAAGCCAAGGATGCACTGCTCGGGTTCCTGAAGGTCAGGGACAAGCGCTACGACATGGCCGGGCGGCTGACCTACCGGCTGCTCGTCGATCTCTATGACGACCCCAGGGAAGCCCTGGCGATGGTGCGGGAGGGCCTGGAGTACTACCCGCGGGACAGTGCTCTGTATCTCTGCTCCGCGGACCTATTGAGCATCCAGGGACTACATGCCGAGGCCGCCGAGGGCTACCGGCTGGCCTTGCAGCACCATGATCCAACCAAGATGGAGACGGGGCTCAGGAGCGATTACCGCCGTCTCGTCGAACAGTCGTTAGAGCAATCGCTCCTCCAGATCGAGGGCCCGGGAGGCCCGACGCAACTATGGCTGACGCCACCGTCGACGGTGCCAACGCTGGCGCCGTCAGCAACGATGAGTTGACCCGGCTCCGCGCCGAGAACCAGAAGCTCGCACGCGACGTGTCGAGCCTGACTGACGAGCTCAAGGAGACGCGCCACGAAGCGCGCGACCGGCGGCACGAGAACAAGACGCTGACCGAGCAACTGGCCGGGCTGACGAAGGAGCGGGACTCCTTCAAGACTCAGGCCGAGGCCGACCCGGACGGGCTCCGGGCCGAGCTCGACCGCCGCAGCGCGCTGATCCGCGAGCTGCGGCACGGCGCCGCCTTCGCCGACGTCGCCCGCAAGCTCAAGGTCAACGACCCGGTCAAGCAGCAGGACCTGATCCGCATCGCGAATTACCAGCCCGAGGGCGACGAGCCCGACGAGAGCAAGATCACGGCCGCATACGCCGAGGCCCTCAAGGGCCGGGCGTGGCTGGTCGACGCACCCTTGCCGCCAGCGGCGGCGCCGATCGCTCCGGGAGGGGCAACTGTGACCGCGCAGGCGCAGTCGGGCGCGAAGCCCGGCCCAGGCGCCGACCGCGGCGAGTCTGTCTCTGCCACAAGTAGCAGCGCGGCAACCCGAGTGGTCGGCCGGCTGTGAGATAGGAGCGCACGATCGTGAGTAACGATCTGTCCGCTTTCAATTCCGAAGCCTGGGCCCAGCGGCTCGTTACCAAGCTCGACCAGGTCAACGTATGCCTCCCATTGGTAAATCGCAACTGGGAGGGAGATCTTACGCAAAATAAGACTGTCTGGGTGAGGACACCTGGTAATATTACCATGGGTTCATACACCCGGGCCGCGACGATCAGTTATCAGGACTTGCAGCCGACGAAGGAAGCTTTCACGGTCAACGACGGCGAGTATTTCGCTTTCAACGTCGACGACCTCGACAAGGCCCAGTCCGATATCAACGCGATGGACGTCTACATGAAGCGTGCCGTCGTCGCGATGAACAACAAGGTCGAAGAGAAGATCATCAACGGCTGGGTCGCGGCCACCCCGGTCTCAAGTACCTACGCGGGAACCACCGTCACTCAGCAGATCGTCGGCTCGGGCGCGGGGCACGGCGCCACGGCGACCGCGACGATCACCACGGGCACGATCAGTGCCGTCACGGTGACCTCGGGCGGGACTGGCTACACTAGCGGCAAGGTTGGAATCGTGTTTGTCGGCGGCGGCGGCAGCGGGGCGACCTGCACCGTCACCGTGACGAGTACCACGGTCGCGGCCGTCACCGTCACCGGCGGCGGCTCGGGCTACACCTCGGCGCCGACGGTCGTGATCACGGCCGGCGCATCGATCACACTCGACAGCTCGACCTCGACGACCACGGGGATTTACCCGCTGTTCTGCAAGGCGCGGGCGGCACAGTCCAAGCTGAATGTCCCGGCGACCCCCGGCGCCCGCTGGGCGATCGTCAATCCCGATATCACCTCGCTCTTGCTCCAGGACGTCGACCACTTCGTGCGGGCCGGCGAGCTGGGCGACAAGGTCGTGCAGTATGGCCTGATCGGCGGTGAGGAAGTCGCCAGGACGGCGGCGCAGGCGCCCGGGTTCATCGGCATGATCGCCGGTTACATGGTCTACGAGACCCCGCACACGGTGGTCGACGCCACGGGCGGCGGCTATGTGCAGTTCGGCGACTCCGAAGCCCTGAGCTACGCGGCCCAGATCACCGAGATCGAGGCCCTGCGGCTCCAGACGACCTTTGCCAACGCCGTCCGCGGCCTCTTGCTGCATGACACGTTCGTGCCGGCCGAGAGCGCCAAGCGGCTGGTGTGGATTCGCTCCAGCGTCTGACGCGCAAAACCCGGCCCGGGCACATTGCCCGGGCCGGGTTCTCGCGGGTCCAAACTCTGCGTCTCTCAGCACCCTCACTCTAGCGAGGCAGGTCCGTGTCCGCAACGACCTACACGATTACCCCGACGAGCGCGACCGGGATCGACCGGGCCCCGTCCTCGGTCGCCGTGGCACTCGATGCCTCGGGCAGCGTGACGGTTACCCTGGCGACCGTCGGCGCCGATCCGGCCAGTCAGACCGTCGTCTTCAGCTCCGAGGCCGGGCCCAAGACCGTCACCGTGACGCCGCACCTCGGCATCAACGGCGGTACGGTTACGATTACCGGCACCAACGGCGGCAGTCTGACTGACCCCGCGCCCGCCACGATCACGATTGCCAAGAAACCGTACCGCCAGCGCGGCATGCGCAGCCCCACGGCCCGGATGGATTGAGTACCGCACATGGCACGCCACTTAAACGGCACGAGCGATCACCTCGCCAGCACATCGGCGATCGACCTCTCGGGCGTCACCAAGCTGACGGTGGCGATCTGGGTCTACGTCGATTCCTACGCCAGCCCCGGCAGCGGCGACGCGACGATCCTCTCGCTCGGGGCGGTCAACACCGCGGGATCGTTCCGGATCGTGGCCAACAACAATCACGACAAATGGAGCATCCTGACCTATCAGGGCGGCGGGGCCGGCTTCAGTCAGCTCGATTACTTCCACCCGTCGGCCGGCGCCTGGCACCTCTACCTGGTCCATCTCGATACGTCCGCGGACTACCAGGTGGCCGGCGCCTGGTTGGACAACGTCGCGCAGACCCCGGCGATTCTGACGGGGCTCGATCCGTTTAGCAGCGCCTACGGCAACGCCACGCTCCATATCGGCTCCGTGGGCGGCACGTCAAGCTTCCTCAATGGCTCGGTGGCCTTTGGCGCGATCTGGGCGGGCCACTTGCTCAACAGCAGCGACCGGACGGCGGTCTGGACCGGGCTGCCGACGGATGCCTCGGTTGCCCCCGATTACTACTGGACGATCGCGGGGTCCGCGAGCCCCGAGCCCGCCACCGACGGCGGGATCAACCTGACCGTGACGGGCACCACGCAGACGGACGGCCCCGAGCTGGTCCAGCCATTGATCACGCTGCCGTACTCGCTGGTACACAATGCCAGCGATGCGGCGGTCACGATCTCGTGGTTCCGGACCAGGCCGGCGATGAGCTCGACGCTGTTCTCGCTCAGCACCGACCACGGCGGGATCAGCCCGAGCACGGTCACCCTGGGCACCTCGGGCGGCGCGACCGCAACGGCCACCCTGACGGCTCCCTCGTCTTCGAGCGGCTCCGGCACGATCACCGCGCATCACTCGGGGATGCCTGACGGCACGGCGCCCTTCACGTACGCGCCGGCACTGGTCAAGGTCTCGGCCGTCGAGATCGCGCCCAGTGGCAACCTCTGCCGCGTGCATGTGACGACCGACCCGGGCGGCTCACCCCAGGCCATCACCGCCGCGGCGACGGGCGGCACGATCACCGTCAACGGCGGCTCTCCCGTCGCACTCACCGACCCGATGTACGACGGCCTGCAAGCGGCGGTCCTGTTCCCAATCAATTTCGGCTATGCGGCGGCGGTCGACGACCCCGCCGCGACCCTCTCCGGGACCTGGGGCAGCGCCCCCCTGGACTCCTCGATCGTCGTGGGCGGCAGTTTCAGCTTCTCGGGCGACCCGGCTGCGCTCGCGACCTACGCCTGGACCGACGTCCCGCCCGGGAATTATGCCGTGTCGGCGCTGATCCCGAACCGGATCACCGGCGCAAATGCGCTGGCGCATTACGTGGTCAAGGACGGGGCGACCACGCTCACCACGGTCGATATCGACCAGGCGGTCATCGGCAATTTCGGCGATGACCCGACCGTCAGCTTCAGCCGGGTGTATCACCTCCACCGCTATACCGACCTGGATACGGTGACGATCGCCGATGGAACGACCGTGACGGTGGACGTCACGAATATCAAGAGCCCGCTGGTCCACAAGGCGACCAGCTTCCAGGGCACGAGCGATCATGCGGACTCGGCCAGCAATGTGAACCTGTCGGGGTATTCGCGGCTCACCCTGACCTTCTGGATGAACCACGGCACCTATCACGACGGCGCGAACCGCATCCTCGTCTGGCATCCCTCCTTCATCGTGATGCCAGACAATAGCGGCAACGTCATTGCTTTCTTCGTGACCAAGGGCGCCGCGACGGGCGGTCTGGGCGGCAGCCGCACGCCCTTCTCCGCCAGCAACTGGCATCACGTCGCCGTATTGATGGACACCGCCGACGCACATGGGGTCACTGCGGTCTACGTGGACGGTAATCCGTACACGCTGGATGCCGACCTGGGCACCAGCCCGACCGGGGGCAACTTCGGGAGCGGTTCATTCTACCTGGGCGGCGCCGGCGCGTCCGCGTTCGATGAGGCGATCCTCTACGACGTCGCGATCTGGGGCAGGCACCTCTCGACGGGCGAGCTCTCGACGGTGCGCAACGGCAAGCCCAGCGATGTGGGCAGCGGCCTGGCCTATTACTGGCCGCTCGGCTCCTCGGGCGCGACCGAGGCCGCCACGACCGGCGGCGTCTCGCTGACGAAGACCGGCACGACCCAGGTATCGGCGCCCGACGATGGCTCCGTGGGCAATCTGATCATCGATGCGCTGCTCCTGACGCGGCTCCAGGACCCGCCGATCTGCTCCGAGGGCGATACGGTTGCCTGGCAATTCCCCGATCGGGCATTCAACACCGCCATCGATTACACCGGCCAGATCTCGGGCACGACCACCGTACCTTCGCTTTCCTCGCGGCTGGCGACCTGGTTCCCGTTCGATGCAGGCGCCGACCGGACCATGAAGCTGGCCTACAACCTGGGCCCGTACCAATGGGACGTCCCGGGCCATCCGTTCGCCAATCGCGTCCGCACCTCATTCGGCTGGGGCTGGTCTGCGGGCTCCTGGACCCTGGATCCGGTCACCAAGCAATTGACCAGCGGCGGCGGCGCGGGCGCCACGGCGGGGATCACGATCCAGGACAATTTCGGCCGCAATGGGATGGATGGCTGGGGCTTCCCGACGCACCTCACGCCGGGTTGGGGCCAGCCTGACGACACACCGGGAACCTGGCGGGTCAAGTTCGTCGGGCATGGCACCAATCCGACGGTCGTGCTGCAGGCCGGCAATGGCGCCCTATGTACGGTCGATTCCGGGAGCAATTCGGGAGTCGGGCCCCAGGAGTTCACCACCACGGTGCACTATCCGCTTCTCGATAGTCAGACCTATGCGCCGTCGATCTCGATTACGCTCATCGATGGCGGATCCGGGACCGATTACATCACCGACCTGGAGGTCTACGGGCCCGAAATACCCCTGGACTGGGACCTGACGGTCCACCCGGCGCACTATGACCGGCTCCATGATCGCGGCTTTGTGGCCACCCGCCACTTGACGACGATGCCGGTCACATTCACGGGCGGCAATAACGCTGCCGAGTACGCCGACCTTCCCCAGGATGGGGTCACCTCATGCGGGATCGACCTCAAGACCGTCTCGGCGGCGATCGCCTCCGCTGAGCCCGTGGATCTGACGGGTGCCGACGCTGACGATGCTCAGAAGTATTTCTTTTACGAGAATGGCAAGGCGGCGGTCAAACTCGTACTCACTCCCCCGGATGGCCTGACCGGGGCCACGGCGACGGCGCACATCTCGGGGGGGCATGTCACGAGCATTACCGTGGACTCGGGCGGCGCGGGCTATCCCTGGACACCGAACGTCCGGCTCCATTCGGCGGTCGGCCACGGCTATGGCGCCGAGGCGCTGGCCACGGTCTCGGGCGGCGTGATCACGGGAATCGCCGTCACCAATCCCGGCTCCGGGTATGACACGGCGCCGACGGTGCTGATCGCGCAGCACCCGTTCTCGCCGGGGCAGTGCTATCAGGTCACAAGCGGGACCACGCACTACGCCGATACCTCCGACGGCAACGGCACGACCACGGGGATCGATATTTACTGTCCCGAGGGCACGATCAACGCAATCGAGCTCTGCCCGAGCGAAACCGAAGTCCTGGCGTACGTCAACCGGAATTCCTCCCCCGCCGGCCCGGCACTCATCACCCTGGCCGGTTCGGAGACGCCGACTGCTTCCGTGATCGTCAAATTCTCCAGCGGCTTCCCCGCGGCATGGATCGCCGAGATGGCCAACGATACCGGCGTCGCACCCTGGGTCAACTTGCCGGATACCCTCTCGGATGATGGCTGGGTGAAATTCTGGACGGAGCTGTCCCCATTGCTCAATCCGGGGATCAAGGCATACACCGAGAACAGCAACGAGCACTGGAATTTTCTCTTCAAGCAATGGTGGCACTATCGTGCGCTCGCCCATTACCAGGCGGCCTATGGACTGGCCGGCGATGGTCCGGACGTCTCCTACGGCCGCGAGTCGGCGCGCAAGTATGCCCTGGCGCGGGCGGCGTGGGTCGGAGCTGGGCGGCCCGCCGAGGACCTGATCCGCGTTGCGGGCGGATTCCTGATTGTTCCGAGCTGGAATGCGGCCATGATCGCGGCCGGCGGCGCCGACGCCTTCGACGCCATCGCGATGGCCGATTACATCGCGCCCGAGCGCAACGCCGCAAACATCGAATGGGCCGATGGGCTGGACATGGATACGGCCTTTGATCGGCTCGAACCGGGTTCGCTCCTGGAGGTCGCCGCGTACGACTTCCTCGGTCCGGAGCATACTGGATGGAACGCTCCGGTCATTGCCGCAAACAACGCGGCGGCCACGGACGCGGGCTATACTTACCCGCTCCAGTACATCCATTATGAGGGCGGTTTTCAGCAGCTCTGCCACTACGGCGACAGCAACCAGCAAACGGCCCGGTCCCACGCCGCAGCCAAGCATCCGTTCGCCTATCACGCCGAGCTGGCGCTGCTCCAATGCTTCGAGGATCATGGCGTCACCTTGCATTGCCGGTTCTTGCTGGACGGCACATCGCTTGCCGAGGGGGGATCGGCCTGGGCCGATTATCACGCCGACTCGATGCTCGTGGGCACGGGCAACCTGGCCGAGAATCCCCAGCCGTGGGATATGCGCCGCGCCGTCTCGCAGTTCGGGGGCGCCATGCGGACCTGGGCGGCGCTGACGATGGGCCCCACGCCCACGCCGACGGTGACCACGGACGAGGCCGACACGATCACGAATACCACGGCCACGCTCCACGGCACCGTGAACCCCAACGGCGCCAGCACCACGGCCGAGTTCCTGTATGGCACCAGCCCCACGCTCGCCGGCGGCACGACGACCACGCCGCAGTCGATCGGTGCGGGCTCATCGGACGTCCCCGTCTCGCAGTCGATCTCCGGCCTAGCCGCGGCCACGACCTACTACCACCGTGCGACCGCAACCAGCGCGGGCGGCACGGTCAACGGGTCGATTCTCAACTTCACCACGACGGGCAGCCCCACACCGACCCCGACCCCGACATCGACACCCCAGCGCGACCGCTTGCATCCCCAGCGCAGTAAGCCGATCCCACTCAAGCGCCGCATGGACCTCATAAACCTGGCGGCGCAGCCGGGGCCGACGATCGTCTCGATGGCGCAGCCGTCGGTGAGCTCGTTCGACCCGGGCAGCTCGGCACCGGCAGCCGCACCCAATGCCCCGATCAACTCCCGGCCCGTACGGCGCGGTCGCACCACGCCCGATTTCCCGGCGCCGCCGGCGCGAGGATAGGGCAATGAATGAGGCGAAGATCAATGCCGCGCCGGTCGATGGCGAATCCATGCCGTCGCTCGCGCCGGCCCGCCTCAAGGGCCCGCGTGCCCGGCGGCCCGCCGAGCTGCTGCCGCCCCAGCCCCCGAACCAACCCCGACGACCCCGGCGCCGCAGGGCGCGAGGATAGACACGCATGAGCACGACGTTCCATACGCCCCTGAACAACACGTCGACGACCGTGGCGAGCCCCCGCAGCTCGGGGGTGACCTCGCTCACCGTGGCGGACGGGTCGGTCTTTGGCTCGACCTTCCCGGTCTATGCCACGGCGATCCGCTCCAGTACCGTCCTGACGATCCTGGAGATCACCGCACGCTCGGGCAACGACCTGACGGTCTCGGGCGGCGCCGACGGCTCGGCCGACGCCGCGTTGCAGGTCGGCGACTCGATCCAGTGCCGGGACAATGCGGGACTCTGGTCGGAACTCCAGACGGCAGTAAATGCCGCCGAGACGACCCTGACCGGGACGTTGTCGGCACTGTCGAGCGCCACGCCGACCGCGATCCAGGCATACCGCCCGGCGAATGCTCAGACGGGTACGACGTACACGCTTGCCCTGGCCGACGATGGCAAGCTCGTCACCCTGAATAACGGATCGGCCATCACCCTGACCGTGCCGACCAATACCTCGGTCGCGTTCCCGGTGGGCGCCGAGGTCGATCTGGCGCAGCTCGGCGCCGGCCAGGTGACGGTCTCTGCGGCGGGCGGCGTCACGCTCGATTCCTATCAATCCAAGGTCGCGATTGCGGGACAGTTCGCCGCAGCGACGCTCAAGAAGCTGGCGACGAACACCTGGCTCCTCGTGGGGAATTTGGCCTGATGCTCGGAATATCATTCGGCGGCCTGGCCAGCTCATCGTCGGGCTTCTCGCCCGCCTCGTTGCCCCTGGAATTCTGGTGGGACTTCTCCGACGCCGCCACGCGATTCCAGGACGCATCGCGGACCACGCCCGCAACGGCCAATACCGACCCCATCGGCGGCGTGACGGACAAGTCGGGCATGGGGCGGCATCTGTCGCAATCATCCTCGGGCTCCCGCCCGGCGCTCGACACGAGCGGCATCAATAGCGCGTCATCGTGCAAATTCGCCTCCGGCGCGAAGTGGCTCGAAGCCGGGACATTTTCCCCGACGTTGGCCCAGCCGACCACCGTCTACATAGTGATCCGCAATGCGAATACCTCGGATGGCTTCGCCTTCGACGGAGCAGCCACCGGCGGCCGCAACGCGATTTGCCTATTCGGCGGCCAGTGGAGCGGATATGCGGGCAATTTCGGCGGCGAGCTGGCACTGGCCGACGTGGGCGTCTACATCATCGGCATCGAGTTCCACGGCGCATCGTCCAAGATCTTTCGCAATGGAGTCCAGACCAGCGGCAGCAATGGGCCACTGGTCTACGGCATGGGCTCGCAGGCGATGGGCGGTGTCACGGTCGGGAGCGATTCGGGCGACGTCAATTTCCCCTTCGCGGGCTGGATTGGCGAAATCATCGGGGTCAACCGGGCCCTGACGTCCGACGAGCGGGCCGCCCTGGAGGGGTATCTCTCGTCCAAGTGGTCGCGACCGGTCTACACCCATTCCGTCTCCGGGACGATCGGGTCTGACAACTGGTATCTGATGGTCCCGCCGTCCTACACGACCGGCGCCCCGAAGCTCGTGATGTATCACCACGGCCATGCCGCCGCCGGCAGCGCGATCTTCACCGATTCGCTGACCTGGACCAGCATCCAGGCCCTGCAAACAGCCGGCTATTGGATCTGCTCCACCGACCTGAGCGGCGACCACTGGGGACGCCCCGCGTCGGTCACCGCTGCCTCGGACTTGCTGACGCTCCTGACGGGCCGGGAAAGCTTCTCAAAGGTGTTGTTCTGGGGTATCTCCATGGGCGGCCTATCGTCGCTCAATAGCCTGGCCGACTCGCGATTCTCGGGCCTGATCGCCGGTTGGCATGGCACCTATCCGGCCTGCAATCTGTCGACCATATTTGACGCCAATTCGGGCACGTTCGCGCCCAACATCCGGACCGCCTACGGGATTGCCTCGGACGGGTCGGATTATGCCTCGAAGACGGCGGGGTCTGATCCGCTGACGCTCGCCGCATCGGCATTCCCAGCGATCCTCTACCGGTTCGTAGCATCGCCCGACGATACAGTGATTCCCAAGGCCGATAACACCGATCCGATGCGGACGCTCCTCCTGGGGCGCAGCCCGGCGCCGCCCGAGGTCTCGCTCCGGGCACACACCGGCGATCACGGCGATGCGTCGGCATTTGACACTTCGGATATGGTTTCCTTTTTCGATCGGTGTTGAGGCGAATTTGAAATGGACACACGCCCGATCGGCGGCGGCATGATCGACTCTCGCGACGGCGACGGCATCACGGTCGGTTACGCCGCATCCGGGATCGACGGCAGGCCGATCGGCGGCGGCATGATCAACTGGCAATCGGGCAGCGGGGGCGGCGTGCCCGTCGGCATTACGGCGTTCGCCTCGACGGGCCGGCGGGATGGCCCCGACCCGGGCCGCAGCACTGGGACGCAATCCTGATGGAAACCAACGAACGCTACAGCGTGACGCAGGGCGCCGCGCTCTCGATCACGGCCGTGATCCGCGACCAGGCCGGCACGCCCCTGAACGTCTACGACGGCACGCAGCCGCTCACGACCACCCTGTGGCCGGGCGACTCGCGGGCCGCCATCGCCAGTCCGGCGACCGTGTGGGTCGTGCCCTCGGGCGGCGTGATCCGGATTCTGCTCACGTCCGACGACACCGCTCTCTGCTCACCGGGCCGCTACCAGCTCCTGACGCGGCTGGACGACGCGGGCAGTATCGTGGATGTCTACGGCTGCGCGATTGACGTCGGGGCCGTGGCGGGGACGGGGATGCCTCCGCGGACGTATTGCGACTATCGGGCGCTCCTCCGCTACGGCCGCTCCTGGCTGCGGCAGCTCCAGACCGACGATGACGAGGCCGGGTTCGCCGAGCAACTGGGGCGGGCCCGGACCTGGATCGAGGACCTGGCGCACGCGCACTACCGCGTGGCGTCGATGGCGATGGTGGTGGGCAGTCAGGCGTTCGGGCCGCGTAGGAGTGGCGCACGCTCGACCTGGCTTCAGCAGCAGCTTGACGCCGACACGCTGATCCTGACCGACCAGATCCGCGAGGCGGCGGCCAAGAAGGCGCTCGCCTACATCTGCGAGGGCCAGGTCGGCACGTCGGAGGCGAGCACGGCCTATGCCCGGCTGGCGCGGATGTATCACTCGCAGGCCGACAGCATCGCGACATACCTGACCTTGAGCCTGGACACCAACGGCGACGGCTTCCCCGACGTGAATATCGATTGCAGCTCGACGGACCCGATGTATGCCTAAGTCGCTCAAGACGAACGCCTCGGTCTGGACCAACGTCTTCCGCCGGATCGTCGCCCAGCTCAAGGCCGACCCGGACTTCCGCCGCGTCGTCGGCGATGGCCTGCGGACTTGGGACGGCACGGTCGACGACAAGGCGCCGTTTGTGCCCAGCACAAGACCGGTTGTCCGCCTCACCCCGCAGCCCAGAAATGTGGACTGGTACAGCGAGGATGCGCAGTCGGGCACGCTCGCCGTGCTGGTGGAGCTCGGCGTGCAATCGACGTGCGTGGACGACGTGGCCGACCTCTGGGACCTGATCGTCCAGGCACTCAGATGCGGCAACGGCACGATCGCGATGGACCTGGTCGAGCTCGGGGCCGAGACCGGCGAGATTGTGTTCAGCGATCCCGCATTCGACCCGCAGCCGTGGGCCGAGCCCGAGGGGATGTTCTTCGCCAGCGGCCGGTTCGAGCTCAAGCTGATTCGTTCGGTCACCCCCTAACAGATGGGATAGAAAATGGCAGCCAACGCGAGAGAGTTCCTCTGGATCGTCAAGGAGAGTGCGCTCGGGACGCTCATGTCCACCCCCGTCGCCGGCACCGACAGCATGTATATCCGCCTGGTGGACGGCAACTCGTTCAGCATGGCAACCAAGCCCGTGATCGAGAAGATCCCTTATGGCGGCGGCTTCGCCGTGACGGCCGAGGCGGTCAGCGACCATTACGAGCTGGCCGGGCAATTGAAGACGAAGCTCTATCCGTCGCAGGCGCAATTGCTCATGGACTGGGCCTGCACCCGCGTCAACGCGGCGCAGACGATCCCGTGGGTCACCACCGAGCCCCCCAACGACCTGGCCTCGTGCACGGTGTATCACGCCGTGCAGCGCTCCGACGGCACGCTGCGCCGCAAGCGGTATGCGGGCGTCAAGGTGGGCGCGATGACGATCGAGGTCTCCCGCGAGAGCACGACGGCGATGATCACGCTCGACCTCGTGGGCTCCAAGTCCTACGGGAACCCTTACGACTCGACCAGCGACCCCGACGCGACCGCATTCCCCGCCCCGGCCGAGTCGGATTACCCGACCGGCCCCTACACGTTCAAGCACACCTCGACCGGGCTCAAGGTCGCCTCGACCGTCAGCAGCTACACCGACCTCTCCATCAAGGTCCAGAACGCGCTTTCGCCGCAGTGGTTCGAGAACTCGTACCGCTCGCTGATCCAGTTCTGCGGCCGGGCCTCTACGCTGGACGCGACGCTGCTGTTCAAGGCCAGCCCCGACCGCCGGACGGCCTACGAGGCGCTGACGGCGCAGGACACCGAGCTGACGTTCTCGAACGGGACGCACACGGCGAAGATCGACTTCAACGGCCAGAACACCATCGATCCGCTCACGCTCGACCTGCCGCTCGATCAGGCGTTCATGGAGAAGCTCAGCCTGTTCAACCGATTCGACGTCTCGGCGACGTCGGACATCGCGGTCTCGTTCACCTGAGCATGATCGATGGCGAGCGGGTACGGTTTCACGGTCAAGCTCGACCCACCCGATCCCGGCTGGAAGTCGGCGCCGGAGGCGGACCGCCGCGCCTATTACAAGCGAGTGGTCGAGCTGGTGAAGGAGCAGAAGGACCGGGACCTGGCCGCGGGCCTCGACCGGTTCGGCGCGCCGATGGTGGCGCTCGCCCCCGCGACGATCGCGCATCGCCACTCGGACATGGGGCCTGCGGACCCGAACGCGCCGCCGCTGACGCCGGCGCACGCCCTTTCCCGCACCCGGGCCCTTTTCGACGGCCGGGCGTTCGCGGACCACGCCGAATTCTTCTGGCGCGACGACCGGTTCAGCGGACTGCACTGGGGGAAAGTCCTGGGCTGGCACCGTGAGGGCGCGGGACACCTGCCGGTCCGCGACGTGATCGGGATCTCGCGGCAGAGCCTGGATGCGATCCGCCCGAAGGCGCATCAGTGGTGGTCGCTCTTCAAGCACGGCAAGGCGATCGGCGCGGCCACGAAGAAGCTGGAGGTCGCGACGGGGGCGACGGGGCCCGCGAAGCTCAAGGTGATCGGGTACACCGACGTCGAGAATTTCACCTTCGGGATCAACACGACGAAGGCGGAGACGGAGGCGGCGATCGCGGCCGGGCAGCATTCCGGATTCTTCCAGTTCAAGCCGGGCACCAAGCAGCCGATCGCGACGGCCCCGCCGTTCACGTCGCCGCATCCCGAGGCACCGCCCCGCGTCCCCAAGCCCGAGCAACGCCGGCCGGCGCCGAAGTGGGAGCCGCCGCAAGTCGCGACCGTGCCCAAGTTCACCTCGCCGCATCCCGAGGTCGCGGAGCGGATCGCCAAGCCCGCGCCGCCGCCGATCGAGCGCGAATACGTGCCGCCAGCTCCACCGCCGGTACCGCCGAAGAAGAAGGGACCGCCCGGCATCACGGTCAGCATGGACGAGGTCCTCAAGGAGATGGCGGCGAAGGGGCAGGACGTCTACGACTCGACGCTCTACCTGCAAGCCAAGGAATCGCTGCTCGCGAAGAAGAAGGCGGCGGCGGCAGCCAAGGGCGCCGCGACCCGAGCGGCGAACGCGGCCAAGAAGAAGGCCGAGGCCGAGGCGGCGGCGAAGGCCGCGCAGCCCGAGACGCCGGCGCCCGCGCCAATCGGGCCCGAGTTCCCGCATTCGCCCGAGGGCCTCAAGGTCGTCAAGTCGCTGGGCGGCTCGACCGGCGCCGAACTCGTGGAGGACGCGCGGGGGAACCTCTGGGTCCGCAAGCGGGGCAGCTCCCCCGAGCATCTCCGCGAGGAGGCGACGGCAGACCAGGCGTATCTCGACCTGGGGCAGCGCGTCCCACGCTTCAGGCTCTACGAGACCGACAGGGGCCCCGTGAAGCTCGCCCAGTTCATCGAGGGCAGGACGCTCGCCGACGCCCGTAAGGCCGACCCGGCGCTGGCGCAGCGGGCCGAGGCGGACCTGAGGCGCGGGTTCGCGGTCGACGCGATGATGGGCAACTGGGACGTGGTCGGGCTCTCGGCCGACAATGTGCTCGTGGACGACTCGGGCAATGCCTGGCGGATCGACAACGGCGGGGCGCTGCGGTTCCGGGCGCAGGGGGGCCGGAAGACCGCGGCGCAGTGGAACGACTACCCGACCGAACTCTGGACGATGCGCGACAAGGCCAAGAACGAGCAGGCGGCGCGGGTCTATGGTACAATGGGGATAGGCGAGGTCGCCGCGCAGATCCGGCAATACCGCGGCGAGTCGTCCCCGTCGCCCGAGGCGCGGCGCATGCTCCTGAATCTCCCCGAGGGCCTGCGGGCCACGGTCGCGGCGCGGCTGCACCAGCTCGGCGACGTCGCGAAGACGGCCGAGACGTTCCTGGGCGACAAGTTCGTGGACTCCTACGCGGACGGGATCGCCAAGCATCAGATCGGGATCAGGGCGGCCGGGATCGTCGATCGGATGCCGACGCGGCTCGACAACAAGGGCGTGGTCGTCAAGGACCAGGACGGCAGGCCCTGGGACCACCTCCGCGGCAAGGATTCGCTGGTCAAGTCGCTGGAGGATTACCTGCGGGCGCAGGGGCTCGATTACACCACGGTCTCCAAGTGGATGTCCTCGCAGGCGGATTCCTCGTGGTCGCGGGGCAGCCAGGCGCTCAAGCATGCGCTGGCGCAGGCGCGGGGCGGCCAGGCATCCGATTACTACTGGCGCGACGGCGCCGCCGTGGCGGCCGACAGCTACCGGATCGTGACCGGCAAGGCCGGGGGCGAGCAGCGTTACCTGGACACCATGCGGGCGATCCACTCCTTCACGCGGGAGTATCTGACGAAGGCCGATTTCTCCACCAAGAACGCGGACGGCACGGTAACGCTCCTGCGCACCGAGCCCGACGCGCCCCTGAAGGCGGCGGGGCTCAAGCCGGGCATGAAAGGCGTGACGATGCGGCGGGGCGCGTGCGAGTCGACGTCCGTCTTCGAGTGGGTCACCGTCTACGGCTCGGAGAAGACGGTCCAGCGCGTGCCGATCCACCGCGTGATCGGGACCTATTTCCAGGAGCGGTTCGCGGGCCACAATGAGGCGGCGTTCATGAGCGACCGCGAGAACGAATTCGTGGCGGTCCTGGAGGGCATCCCCTTTGACTACCTCAAGTAGCAGGCCGGATCGGCTCAAGCTCGAGGGCTCGCACGTCGAATTGCAGGACGGTTACCCCATCCTCGTGCTGAGGATCGCGGGCCGCACGGCCCGGCTCGACACGGAATGGAAGCCGGCGCTCCGGGCGATGGGGCTCGTGCGGCTCGGCGAGAATTTCCGGGACATCCTCCCCGACCGCATCTATCGCAGCCCCGAGGGCGGCGAGACCCGGCTGATCGGGCACACGGACGACCCGCGAGTGTACGCGCTGATGGAGCGATTCTGGGAAGGGAAGCCCATCGACGCCGATGGTGCCTTCACCTCCCTCTGATGGGGCGACGACATGGCGAAATTCAACGCATCCGGGCTGGTGAAGCTCGGCCTGGTGGCCGACGCGCTGCGCCACGCCGACGCGACGCCGCTGATGATCGAGTGGGCGAAGATCATCGAGCAGGACAACAGGAAGGGCCTGCTCGCCGGCCAGGACAAGGACGGCAAGCCGATGGTCCCGGTTTCGTACCGGCCCAAGGGTGCGCCCCTGAAGCTCAAGAAGCACCAGAAGCCCAAGCAGTTCGCTGGGGGCGTGGCGAATAACCTCACCCCGGCCGAGTACCGTCGGCTCGCGGGCCCGCCGCTCGTCCCCCGGGGCATGCACTCGCGGCTGATCACGAACCTGTTCCTGGCCTACAAGCGGGAGCCGGCCGCGGGCGGCGGCTGGATCTGGCGCGCGACCGGCGCCTGGCGCGATATCGTGAGCGCCAAGGGTGTGCCGTTCATGGAGGCGCATTTCCTGGGGCGGAACAACCTGCCGGTCCGCGACCCGCGGGGCGTGCGGCCCTGGGGCCGCAACAAGGCGCTCGCGGCGCTCAAGGCGTGGGCGGCATCCCTGCTCAAGAAGGCGGTGGCCTGAGATGGGTATGGAAGACTTCGGGCTCCAACTGGAGATCCTGGGACAGCAGGGGCTCGACGACCTGCGCGCCAAGCTCGACGCCGCGAAGGCGGCCGGCGGCGAGGTCGCGGCGGCGCTCGGGCGGGGCGAGATCACCGCGGCCGAGGCTGACGCCGAATACAAGCAGCTCGCGGCGTCGGTCAAGAACCTGGAATCGGCGATCCGCGGCCTGGAGGCGGCGCAGGGGCGGCAGGCCGCGGCTTTGCACACCGCCGCCGCGGCGGCCGTGGCCGCCGTCCCTGCGACGTACGAGCTGGCCGACGCCTACGACCTGGTCGAGTCCGAGATGACCCGGGTCGCGGTCGCCGCGCCGGCGGTCGCCAAGGCCTTCGACTGGACCACGATCGTCAGCCCCAAGGTGCGGCGGCTCTCGGAGGACTTCGATTTCGCGTCGATCAATCTCCGCAAGGTCGAGCCGGCGGCGCAAATGGCCGGGCGCGGGATGAAGAACTGGGGCCAGGCTGCGTTCTTCGCGTCGCAGGGATTGGAAGACCTGCAATACGGCCTGGGCGGCGTGGTCAACAACATCCCCACGCTCGTCATGTCGCTGGGCGGACCGCTGGGCGTGGCGGCGGCGGTCTCGGTCGTGGCCGTGGGCGTGAATCAGCTCTATAAGAACTGGGATAGAGTCACCGGGCTGTTCCAGGCCAAGAACCCGTTCCCCCAGGCGGCCGAGGACCTGGACGGGCTCAAGCAGAAGCTCGACAAGGTCAACGACGGGCTCAAGGAGCTGCGCAAGTTCGACGCGCTGACGGTCGCCCAGGAAGACCGCTTCGACGCGCTGACGCGATCGAAGGCTGAGCTCGACAAGCAGGTCAAGTTCCGCGAGGAGATGGAGCGGCTGGCGAAGATCAAGGCGGACGGGGAATCGAGGGTCATCGCGGCGTTCGAGGAGGCGGTCAAGCTCGGCGGCGGCGGCAAGGTGCTCGACGACCTCCGCGAGGCCGCGATCCTCAATGAGAAGAACCTCGACCCGATCCTAAAGGGGGTGAGCGAGGGGCAGATCAAGGCGTACGACAAGCTCATCAAGGCGCTGGAACTCGGGCTCGGCCCCGGCTCGGATTTCGAGAAGGCGCTCAAGAACCTCCGCCCCAACCTGAACGTTCCCGTGGTGGACGTGTTCGAGCGGGCGGCGCACGAGGCGAAGCTTGCGAACGAGGAGGAGGCGCGTCGGCTCTCGAAGGAACTGGGCAAGCAGGGTGCGGAGCTGGAGGGCGAATTCCTCGGCGCCGTCGCCGACGAGGCCCGCAAGACGATCGGGCGGGAACTCGACGACAAGCTCAAGGCGATCGTGGTGCGGGCCCGGGCGCAGGGGGACAACCAGAGGAAGGAGCTGGCGCGGCTGGAGCAGGAGGTCGCCGCGGCGATCGCCGACCTGTTCCCGACGCTGGCGGCGTTCCCGGCGCTGGCCAAGAGCGTGGCGCAGGAGTTGGCCCGGAAGATCCGCGTGGAGGTGGACGACGCGGTCAAGGAATTGATGCGACTCGAAGGGCTGACGAAACGCGAGGCCGTGCGGCGGCTCAATCAGGAGGCGGCCGAGAAGGCGCAGGGGAAGGCCGAGGACTTGGCCCGGGATGAGTTCACCGAATTCGCCAGGCGGCGTGCGGCGCAGCAAGCCCGGCTCCAGCCCGGACTGCCGCCGCTGCCCCCCGAGGAGGCGCGCAAGCAGGGCGAGGAATTGCGCGGCCAGCTCAAGGACCTGGGCGTCGGGCCCGGTGAGATGAAGCGGATCGGCCAGCTCCTGAACAACCGCGAGGCGCAGCGGCGCATCCCGGCGGCGCTCGAGGCGCTCCAGGGTCAGGGCCTGGGCGAGCCCGAGGCAATCCGGGCGCTGCCGGATTTCTTCCGGCAACTCGGCAGGGGCGGCAACTTCGCGGCGGCACTCAATCGCATGGCCAACGACCGCGAGCAAGCCGAGCGCCGCGCCTTCAACGAGGCGGCGCTCGGGCGGCCCATCCAGCCCCGCGCGTTCGTGCCCCGCGGGCCGCTGGCGCCGGGTTTCGCGGGCGGGGCGCTCAATGCCGACCAGCAGGCCCGCATCGACGAGCAGGGGCGGGACGCCGAGGGGCGACAGGAGATCGCGCGGCAGGCGATCGCCGCGGAGAAAGCCGCCGCGGGCGAACGGAAGGCGAAGGGCGCGGCGGCGGTCGAGCGGGCGAAGGAGCAGGACCGGAGGCGCCGCGAGGCCGCCGAGGAGCGGCAGCGTGGTTTCCGCGCCGTGGCGCCGAATGGCCCTGGCGTCGCCCAGCAGGCCGCCAGTGCAGCCCCCGCGATCCAGGCGACCCAGGAGGCCGTCGGGCTCACGCAGGCCGCCCTGGCGCAGACACAGGCCCGACTCGCGAAGCTGGAGCAGGACGCCCGCGTCCTCAAGCAGCGTGCCCGGTCGCTCACCAACCTGGCCGCGGTCCCGGGCACGATCACGGCGCTGAACTCGGGGACGAGCGTGGCGTGATCAGAGTCGCGACATGCCCACGCAATCGCGGCTGAACTCGCATCCCGTGAATTGCTCGATTACGTGAATGAGATCCTCGGCCGCTCGTCCCATCAGAGGGGTGGCATCGTCGATGCTCGCGATCCAGGCCGCCCAGGAGTCGCGGGCCACGACATGAGCATGGAACTCCGATTCCTCCGTCATGCCGATGACCTGGCCGCCTCGGACACGGTAGAGCGTCCGGTCCGAACCGGAGGATTCCAGCAGATACACTTCGTCAACCATCTTCGTATTCCTTTCTCTCACCACGCCCGCTTGCAATGCGGGCAAGCATCGGCCTTGGGGCCGAGGATCTCCCGGTCGCCGCGCCACTCGCGGACGATCCGCCGGCGGGTCTCAGGGGGGCAGGCGCGGCGGCCGTGCTCCCAGGATCTCAGGGTCCAGACGGGCACGCCCAGCGCGGCGGCGGCGGCCTGCTGGGTCAGGCCCCGCGACTCGCGGGCGTGGGCGATGGCCGCGCCCTGGGCGGCCAGGTGCGCGGCGCGGGGGGCGGATTTGGGGAGGGCAGGCATTTCAGGATTCCGTGTCGGTTGGGGTGGGTCACATCTCCACGATCGTCCAGAACCGCTCGGGACCGTCTTCGGACTCCGCATACTCCCGGGCCTCCGCTCGGGAGTCGAACGTCAGGGCCTCATCGCTTGCCGGCGTCCAGCCGCGGGCGCTCCACCACTCCGCACCGCATCGTTCTCGGATTGCGTACATCTTCTCGCTCCTCTCTCTCGTCTCCCGCGAGTCTCAATCGCTCGCATCTGAGGTAATACTACCAGAGTCCTACTAGGACGTCAAGAGTCCTAACGGAATTTTTTTTATGCCGGCAGTCCTCGTCATCAACGGCTCGACGATCGATCGCGTGGCGACCCGCACCACGCTGCTGGCCTGCCGGCCCTATGCCAAGGACGGCTATCCCACGCTGGCGTTCGCGCGGGCGATCGGCAAGCTGACTTCGGGCCCCGACCCCTGGGACGGGCAGGCGGTCACGCTGACCCAGGATTCGGTGCTGATCTTCGCGGGCGACACGGGCAGCCACCTGACGCACTACGATCCCCAGCTCGGCTGGGTCCGCGAGTGGCAGTGCTTCGGGTTGTCGAAGCGGGCCGAATATATCCCAATGACGGACTCGATCACGCTCACTGATACGGCCCGGTTTAACGTTGCATCGGATGACCCTGACGACATCCCCGCCCGCGACGGCCGCACGATGGGGCAGATCGTAGCGGCGGTTCTGGAGATGGTGCAAAATAAAACAGCGCTCTCTGCCGCCGGACTGGGCAATTACTCGTCGGCGGGGACCGGCGCCACGGCAACAGCCACGGTCACATCGGGCACGGTCGCGTCCATCGCCGTCGATGCCGGCGGATCGGGCTACACCAGCGCACCGACCGTGCTCCTCTCCGGAGGAGGGGGGAGCGGGGCGACCGCGACGGCCAGCGTCTCGGGCGGCGCGGTGAGCTCGATCGCGGTGACGGCCGGCGGGAGCGGCTATCTCTCCCCGCCCGTGCCGATCATCTCGACGCTGCCGGCGGATACGCTCAGCGACCTGGACGGCTTGACCGTGATCCCGCCCTTCGAGGTCGACGTCGCGGGCGAGCGGATCTTGCAATCGCTGGAGGGCGTGGTCCAGAGCTGCCACCCCAACCACTTCGTCCAGGTTTCGCCCGACGGAACGATCCGCTTTCATGACCCCAGGACGTGGCCCGACGACATCACACTCGAACTCGGGGGCAGCGATCATCGCGTGGGGATGCCGTCGATCACGAGCGACTGGTCGGGCTGCTACACCCGCGTCGTCGTGCGGGGGCATGACCTCGTGGTTCCCGTGACGCTCTCATTGATGCCGTGGGCCGGCTCGTCGGCGAGCGATGGAGGATTGGCCGAGGACTTCGGCCACGACGGGCTCACCAACGGCCAGGCCAAGAGCGCATACAACAGCCAGGACTTCCTTCAGCCCGGCCAGACGCCCGGCACCGCGAAGGCGCACGCCAATATCACGAGCGCGACCGTCAGCTCGATCACGGTCGACTATGGCGGCTATGGCTACCCCGGGGCGCCCACGGTTTCGATCACCGGCGGCGGCGGCTCGGGCGCGACCGGGACGGCGACGCTCACGAGCGGCTCGGTCACGAGTATCAGCGTGGGCGGCGGGGGCGGCTCGGGCTACACGAGCGCGCCGACGGTGAAGATGACCACGCCCGCGGGCCCGGGTCAGCAAGACCTCGGGACCTGCACCTGCTCCTCGACGACATCCGTGGTCGTGACGTCGGCCAACGCTAAGGCGGCATGGGCGGCCGACTACTGGGACCAGACGGATAGTGGCCATCACGGCATCCTCGTGGTCGAGTCGGACGCGCTCTCCGATTACACGCAGACCTTCACCACGCGGGTCGTGGCGAACACCTCACTCTCGGCCGGCGGCACGAGCACGCTCACGGTCGATCCGCCGCTACCGGCGACGTCCTATCAGTCCTATCAGCTCTATGGCACCTCGGGCGGGGCCAGCCTGGTCTATCGCAGATACAAGGTGACCAATACCGACATCGCGGGCCGGCTGGCGAACTACTTCCCCTATCCGGTCGCCTACCGCAACGCCGACGGCACGGCCGCGACCCTGACGTCCACCCCGGTCGGGACCGTGTTCTTCTCGAACGACGGGGCCGCGCCGTACGAGCAGAGCGGCATCGGCCTGGCCGTGGACCCGACGACGGGCCACGTCCTGACCGCCCGGCCGACCTGCCTGGTCTTTTCGCCCGACGGGACCACGGTAACGCCCGTGCAAGACTTCCAGGCTTTTTTGCCCGTACACACCGGCGCTCTGTCGGTAGTCGAGCCCCCCGACTCGATGGGCTCACCGACGTACGATGGCACGGCCTATTCCGGGCTCAGCATCCAACGGACCAAGACGATCTCGGTCCCGACCTGGCGCGACACGTCGAACTCGGCGAACATGCTCACCCTGGCATCGGAGTTCCTCGACAGCGTCAAGGACATCGTCCTCGAAGGGACGATCCCCTATTTTGGGCTGCTCTCCGACGCGCTCCTGATCGGCCACAGTCTGGACATCACGGGCAACAGCTACGACACCGGCTGGGAGGATGCCAGCATTCCGATCATCGCGGTCGACCTGGAGTACAACGAGCGGGCGGGCGCGACCCACTACACGACCACGCTGACGTTCTCGAACCGGCGGGCCGCGTTCTCGGGCGCGGCCTTGCAGCGGCCGGCGATGACGGGCCAGCCGCTGGGCTCGGAGACGGCGCTTGGGATACGCGAGGGATTCGGCGGGACGTCCGAGCAGCTCGAGGCCGCGCGGGGTACGCTCGGCCAGCTCGGCGGGGGAGGGCAGTCGGCGCTGGAGTCGGCGATCGAGACGGGGACGACCCGGGGCTTGCCCGCCGGCGGGCCACTGCCGACGACGCTCGGGGACCTCGGCGTGCCGACGACGCTCGGGGACCTGGGACTCTGAGATTTGACTTGGAAACTTGGTAGTACGCGCATCCCTGCTAGACACTGACGATCCTGGTCGATATGCTCACCGGCACGGGCCGAGGGGCGAGGACGCCCCGGCGGGATCGATCCAGGAGCGGACCGGCCCGATTGCCACCATGCAAGCTAGCCCCAGGGATGAGGGCGCCCGACGTGCCACACATCCGACCCGACCGCCCGCACACGATCCGCCTCCAGCCCTTACCCTCGGTCCGCCGCCCCCGCGCGGCCTGCGCTTGCGGGGCACTCCTCGACCTGCACCAGCCCGACCAGCTCCGACCGTCCCAGATCCTGGGCACCTGCCCGCGGTGCGGGGCGTGGTATCGGGTGTTCCCCAAAACCCCGGGGGTCAAGCCCCTCTGATCCCCGGACCGCCACCCGGCCCCGATGCTCAGGGAAGGGCCGAGGGCTTCACGGACGACGGCTGTCCGGGCCGGGTGGCTGCGCTGCATGCTCCTCGGCCGTGAAGACCTGGAGACATCCCGTCTCGCGATAGCCGTCGAAATCCCAAGCGAACACCCGCGCGCCCCAGGCCACCACGGAAGGCGGCGGGTCGGGCACGAGTACCGTCACCAGGTAGCGGCCTCGATGGTCGGAAAGGGACTCGCGGCGGAAATCAGTCGCGGTATCCAAGGTCGCAATTTCCGTCGTCGTACCGCACCCGCGGGCCGCGCACCGGAGACTCGGCGAGCCCCCATCCCTCATGCCGGCCGCGATCGTCCCACCCCTGCTGGTAACCCTCCTGGTAACTCCCGCCCCGCCGCTCGATCCAATAGGAGTGGGTCACCGTGCCGACCAGCCAGCCCACGGCGACCAGGCCGAGGCCGAAGAATGCCCCGCTCAGCAAGGCCCACCCCCTTCCGAGAGCGATCTGCAGCCGCATTCCACGAGATGTCCGTCCTCACCGTGTAAGAACCCGAAGCCCCCGCACCGCGGGCAGTCGGGCGGCCTACCTTCGAGTAGCCAGGGCACCAGCCGCCCGAGCGTCGCGCGGAGATCGAGCTCGGGCTCCGCGGGCCGGACCACGTAGGTATCACTGGGCTTGCCGTGCTCGCTCCGGACTGCGAGCAACAGCCCCGCCCGGATCCGGTATTCGAACCAGATCGCGCGGCCCCAATGATGCCAGCCCACGGCCAGCACGCCCGGCGCTGTGTGGTAGATGCTCGTGGGCCCCAGGTCCCGGCCCGCGGCCACCTCGCGGGCGAGTCGCCGCGTGCCCTCGACGATCCGCCACCAGTTCACCTTGAGTTTCACCGCGCCCTCCTTCC